CATGCATTTGCTCGTTCAGACGCTTTGCCTCCAATACAGCGTCAATTGAACTACGGATGTTTATGTCGCCAACCCCCGCTTGCTGATTGCGTTCCTCATTTAGCTTTTTTTGTGCAGCGAAAAGCGTGCCGATTTGATCGCCAATTTCAGAAACAGATTGGACATCATTAATGCGGGCTTTGATGAATGCTATTGCATTGCTCGCAGCCGTAACCGCTGCAATTGCTGTTGAAATAGGTTCCATCATTGCACCTTAAAATTTTGCGGGGGGCTGGCGGCAGGGGTTAGTTTTTTTTGTGCAACTGAAAAATAATGATGACCAAAAGCACAGTCTGGATTAGGTCAACAATTGGGAAAGGAATCGAGCTAATCATTATGGTTTCGGATTATCTGCTTTAATTTTGGCAACTTTTTCTTGCCATTTATCCAGCCCGTTTTCAGTAATAAACTCGATTTGACTTTCGATTGTTCCATAATCATTTAAACGCGCTTGTTTCCACTCTGGTATAGGTACGATTTTACCTTCGGGTTCTATTGCAACCGCTGATCGTTGCGTTCCAACAGATAAAAAATCAGGTGCAGAATAACTTTTGGGTGCATATTGCAAGGCTAAATCGTCGATATCAGCCACTTCCATATTTTCGGTGATAGGCAAAACAGCCCAACTATCATTTTCGTAGCGCACTTGAACGCCATCAGAAGTTATTTTTTCAACGGTATAAATTGGGTTAGCCATTATAAAATCCTTATGCTGTTGAACCGTGAACGGTTCCATTTTGGGTTAAAGTTACGTTTGAGACACCCCTAATATAAACGCCCGCAGCGCCCCCAACAGCGCCGACCGCACCGTTTGTGTGGTTTCCGTTAGCGCCGGTAGCTCCCTGCGCCCCGCTTGCACCAAGCCCGCCGCCGGTTCCGCCGGTTCCGCCGGTGCCGGCGGGTGATGTGGCTGTTGAAGCAGTCGAGCCTGCCGCGACGTTCTGGTTATATCCAGCCCCAACGCCGCCAGCACCACCGGTTGTTCCATCAGTATTTGTAGTCGTCGTCGATGGCCCTGTTCTTGTAATCTCGTAATGGTATGTTCCACCCGACCCGCGCTTATATGCTCCCACTGAATAGGTGTAGCCAGCCTGATAGCAAACCGAACACGTTGGATAACTTATTACCGTTCCACCCCACCGATATGTCCAACTTCCTTGCTCGTCATTAAACTGAGCATCAGTAGTTCCACCATACACCGGATGCTGAAAATCAGTGATTGTGGTTGTCGTTGTAGTGCTTGTCTGTCCGTTTCCACCCGTTCCCCCTGCTCCGCCGCCGCCGCCGCCGGCTGAGATGGTTCCGTTATTAACAAGTGTGCAGGCGACACTAGCCTCAAAAGCATCTCCGCCCGCAGCGCCAGCCGCGCCACCAGCGCCGATGATCGTGCCGTTGTTTGTGATTGTGATAGTGCCAACCCCGCCGCTATTGACTTCTAATGCTTCGTTTGAGGTCGAGGTCGCGCCAATGGTCACGCCGGCATTAATTACCACTTCTTTAGGATAATTTTCGCCCCAATCACTGCCAAAAATAGTTGACAAATCTTGGTCGGTTGCGCCGGAAGTATAAGTTTTTCGGAAGCCTTTTGCCGCGCCGTAAAAATTGGTAAAATTTATCGCGCCGCTCGCAGGCACATTTGCAGCTAAATTTGTGCTGCTATTGTTGCCCGCGTTCGCTCTAATTGTAGCCCCGCCGCGATACAAGCTACTAAAAGAGATTGCCGATGCGCCACCAACAAACTCGGTGCGCAAATCGCTGAAACTAACAGCGCCGCTTGCTGTAATAGCCATTAGATAGTTCCGAAAGCTGTTATGTCGGACGCCGCAACAATGGCACCCGCGCTTGTTACTTTTAGGACGCCGGTTCCACTATATTTTAACAACAAGTTATTCGAATTATCTTGCTCTATAGTCCAGCCCGCGCCAATTGCCAGTTTTGTGATACTGTCTGACCCCTGCTCAAAACCTTTAATATGGCTCATTAATTCACGAAAGGCGTTGTTCACGTCGGATGGGAGCATTGAGTTTTCAGCAAGGTTTACGCCACCGACGTCAGTATTGTTTGCGGCGGTTGCATCGTATTGACCAAAATTATCTTTACTCATTTCATTTTCCTTTTTCTATGGATTATCTGTCGCCGGTCAATAGACCACTGCCAGCCCCAATAAACCCGCCATAGGCGCCGGTTCTGCGCCCACTTCGGGCGAGGCGCGCGGTTTCTTCTGCTTGGCGTTTCGCCAGCCTGTCAAGAAATGCACGTTGCTGTTGTTTGTTAGTCGAAAACAAATCGCGGGATAATGCGCTGCCAATTTGCTCTGGCATACCGCCGCGCGTTGTTGCTCGCTCAAATATGCTGCGGGCGGTTGGTAATGGATTGCCCATTAAAAGCTGTCCAACGGCGCTAGCGTCTGAACCTAAATTAGCGACATCTTCTTGTAAAGGAGCAGTCCGGCTTCCGGCTGTTGGCGCGGCTCTAGCCCTTGTCTTAACCTGACTTGCTCGCTGCGTCATGCGCTTTTCAAAAGCCTCAAATGAAGCATCATCGTCAAAAGCTGCACGCAATTGCTTGCGCTTTGCGGGGCTTCCAAAAATGCGTTTGCCGGCGTCCGCCATGTCAGCAACTTTGTCAACATTGTTGCGGATCGCTTGAGCCACGCCGATCTTAAACGCTTCCTTTTCGCTTGATGATAATTTGCTCAAGTCGGAGGCAATATCGTCAGCGCCAGACTTAAAAAATGCCTCGCCGTCATCGAGTGCATCCTTTAGGCGTGCATCACCGGCAAATTTGTTGCGGGCAATTTTATATGCGCTAACCTCATCGCCTGCATCGTTTAGGACTTTTGGTGATGCGTTGTCGATAATGTCAATAAAGCTTGCCCGCGCATTCTTTAAGCCGCGCTCCATACCGCGACCAATGCTTGTTTTTGAAGCGCCACGCTTGCCAAGACCCATAACTTCATCCAGCCCCATTTTAATATAATGCAATTCGCGGACTGATAGATTGTCGATTGCGCCGCCATCAATTAAGCGTTGCGCGCTTGGCAATTCAACGCCGTCAAACTTTGCCAAATTAGCCGCTTTTTCGACGGCTTCATCGAATGCGGGCAGGGAAAGAATACGTTTAATTTCTGGCGTAACTGGCACAGATGCCGGCCTGCCATCAATATTAAAAGCCGCATCATAATCATCCGCAGCGTTTTTTGCTTGGCGGTCAGCTATAGTATCAAGCGCTTCTTTTTTAGATGTATTGCCGCCCAAAACAAAGCCAATATCATCAGCGATGTCATCGCCTAGCCCTGCCATGCGGTCATCAAGTGCTTTCTGCGCAATGTCGGCGCCTTCGCCCGATACAGTTGCAGAACCGCGCGCAAGCCGCCGCGTTGCTTCGCCAGCAACATCAGGAATCATCATGTTTGGAACAACGGCGTCATCTAAGCTTTGTTGTACCGCCGCAGGGGTTGTGTTGGCGTTTTCTAGCGCCTGCACAGCCTTTAAGTCTGCCCCGCGTTGGATTGCATCATCAGACTTTAAACCAAGCGTGTAAGCAGCCCTGTTAAGCCCTTTCCCAATTGCGTTGATTGCAAGCGGTGCGCTGCTACCTAATGCCCCGCCAAGACCAAGCCCAACAAGACCACCAGTTAAACGCTCGCTGCTATCTCTACCAGCGCCGACGCCAGCAATAGCGCCCTCAGTAGCGCCGACAGTGCCGCCAAACCCTGCGGTGCCAACTTTGTTAATTAATTTTCTGCCAAGCACTGAGCCAGCCGCCCTAGCGCCACCAACGCCGCCAGTTAGCAAACCGCCGCCAATTTCAGCCGCAAGGGCTGTTTTGGGGTTTGCTGCCCGAAAGTCGTCGATATTTTCGCGAATATCATCGCGGGTTTTTCCATAATCGCCGGCAAAACCAAATCCAGTTCGCAAGCCTGCTTCTATTTCATCGCCAAAGCCTAACAATAAACCTTGACCGCCCATGCGCGCCAAGTTTGCGGCATAACCATCATCGCCATCACTTTTTTCTTCATTCTTTGGCTTGATTTTTTTCCGTTCTCTTTGCGCGCCACTTTTTGCAATCTGGTTGACGTAACGCTGTTTTTCTTCTTTAGTAAGGGTCTTAAAGGTATCAGGGACAGTAATGACGCCCAAGCCGTCGACTTCAATTTTTGCCATCAGTCAATTTCCTTAAATTTAACATCGTTGTAAGTGCTAAAATCAAAAGCTTTGACACCTTCGTTGTTGCGCCTGCGATTAATTGCGCGTTTGCGGTTTTTAATAGCGCGTTCGTTTATGCGCATGATTTCCTTTAACCGCGATATAACGATCTTTTCGTCATTTAGGTTGGCGAATAATTCTTGTTTAGCGCGTTTAGCATCGCCTTCAGTTTGCGTTCCTTTATTTAACCTCAAGCTGTCGTTGGTTAGCTTTGTAATAAAGGTCATAAAGTCAGCGCGATTTGCGGTGTCTTGGTTTGATGTTCCCAAACCGCTAGAAATCGCATCTTCTATGCTGTCTGTGATGCCAAGCGTCATTTCTTTATTTTCTAACAGATTGATATATTTGTTTACGTCATCATTAATGCCGGCAGACAAGTCCAGAGCCGTAAAATCTTCATTTTCAAGTTTTGATGCTGCGGTTGACATGCGCACCGGTTTTTTATCCGTTTTAGTTAGCGCCTTCATTTCTTTTTGGTATTTAATGATTTCTTCGTTTGGTTTGATCGTTTGTTCGCCGGTTATCGGATCGGTGACAACAGTAAACGCGCCGTTTTGGATTTGCTCCCGCGTTGGCGTTTGCAACTTTCTATCCATTAGATCGGCCTGCGCTATTTTGTAACGCCGGTTGATCTCCGCATCTTCTGCCGCCGCAATACCTTGCTTTGCGGTGCCATAGGCGCCCATGCCAGCGCGCAAACCCTTACCAAGCGCTTGCCCTAACGATGGGGCTGGAGCGCCAACAACAGGGGCGCCAGCTTCCAACAAAGCGGCAGACGCGGCAAGAATGCCTTGCGTTTTTGGATCGTCAAAACCGCCACCTAAAAGCCCATCAAGAAAACCAACTGGCTGCGCTGGTTGCTCTGGTGAAGCTGGTATATTAGCGGGCTGGCTTGGGCGTAACATTTGCGCAGTGCCAGCCGCAGGCGGAAGCGGTGTAAATGGTTTCATAGGCCTGCCGGTAGGCAGAGCGCCGGTATATGGTTTGCTTTTAGGCAATGGGATTGGGCTGTTAGACTTTCTTTGCCTGACCGGCGAACTTGTAGGAAGCGGAATAGGGCTGTGGCTTGTAGATTTTGGGATTGGTTGACCTGTTAAAGCTGCAAGCATTTGCGGGGAAAGCTGGCTTCTTTGAGCGCGCGCTATTGCCGGTGGCGTAATGTTGCGGCTAATGGGCGGCAATGCTTGATCTAAAAACGATGTGCGCGGTGCTGCAAAAATTATACTTCTGTCCATTATAAAAACCCCCTAAAGCAATCCTAAAAGGCCACCGCCAATGGCGCCCATGCCCGCACCAAATCCAGCGCTTTTAGCCAATTGGGCGCCGCCAAGCGCACCGCCCAAAACAGATGACGCGGTGTTGCGGTTTACCGGATTGACAGTAGTGCTACCCATCGTTCCGCCACCAACCAATGACATATAGTTTTGAAGCTTTTGAGCATCGCGATTTTGCTCAAAATTGAACCTGTCAATTTGCGCCTGCAATTCAGCCTCAGATTGTTGTTCGCGCGCTGCACCAACGCCGGCAAGTGCTTGCGCTCCCATGTTAGCGGCTTGCGGGGCTTGGCTAATAGCGGCTTGTTGCGCTTGGTAACTAATTGGCGCCAAAGCTGTCGCAAGCGCCTGTTGGTTAGCCCCTGACCCGTATCTGCCAGCTTTTGAAAACTGACTTTGAACTTGATTAATGGCTGGCTGAAAAGCGGCATTGAGTAACGGGTTTGTCCCCATTAAATTTGACTTAACAGCGTTTGCCGTTTGGGCTGTCATGCCTTGCGGGTCAAGCGCCTCGTCGCGAACCATGTCAAGCGCCATCGTTGTTTCCGGCGCAAAGCCGACAACAGTTTGATTCGGATAATATGATGGAGTTGAAGATGTATATTGATCTTTTGCTTGAGCCAAACCATATTCCAGAAATGGCATTGCATATTCCGGTGGTCTCACTTGGGTATTAACCGTCTTTTGTCCGCCGCCTTTACTCATAAGCTATTTCCTTTGTCATTATGGTTGCTGTCGGCCTATAACCATTAAGTGCGCGGTGCCAACCACGCCGCCCGACTATTTCAACAGATTTGCATCCCCAACTTTTTGACCAATTTATAAGTGTTGGTTCTGCCTCAAATAATGTTTTTAGACTCCCGCCTGCCAGCCAGAAACGCAAAGTTCTGCACTGCGGATATTCGACTATTTCGGTGACTATTGCAGCATCATGCAAAGGCCAAAACTGCGCATCGCTGCGCTCAACCATTTCAAAAACATCACGCATCGAATGGGTGCCATTTGCATGCTCTAGCGCTGCCGCTATCCAATCAGCGCAACGCGACCATTCAGCCGATAATGATATAGTCGAAGGATCTTGTGGCTGATGCTGTGTTTGCATGAGTGACCGTAAAAGTTTGTTTGCCGCGCGAAGAAACATACATTGTTCCGCCGGCATGTTCGCTTGCTGCGGCGGTTGTTTTTGGCATAAATAAAATGACGCTTTCGTATCCAGCACGATCATCTGCAACAACAGTCGTTGCAGCGTTTGCAGTTAATGTGACGGTGCCGGTTGAGTTTAACTTGCCCGCCAAAATATTGTTGACAACAAGGCTTATTTCACGCGGGTCAATTGCCTCGCTTGGCAACCGCCTAAAGCTAGCGCCTGCCAAGTTGACGCCCCTCTATGTCAACGCCTTGCGCGTTTTGCCAATTTCCGTTGATGGTCATTTGCGCGCGATGGAACCGGCCTTGCACGCGATGCTCACAAAAACCTTCGTTTGTTAATGCGCTGCCAGCATCGAAAACCACAGGGTCATCGTGCCTGTCGCGGACGCCTATTTTCATCGAAACGCTGCCGCCGGTAAAATGGGGGACTGTCCTTGTCACCAGCGCATGTTTATCCTTTGCAACAGAAAGTTCAGCCGTTTCAAACGTGGCCGCGAGCGGGGCGCCAGTAAATGCGTGCAGCATTTTGTTATACGCGCCACCAAAAACAAAACTTCCGCCTTTGAAAAGATGGCTGTCAATCAGCGAGCCAACACTGTCGATATTTGTGTAAACAGTATTGAGCGAATCCAAAGTTTGGCCTGACGTGAAAAAAGGCGCAATAATGTCAGCCCCAACCTCAACCAGCGACCAGCGATTTACCGCATAATTAAAAACAATCATACGGTCAGGTGAAGCATCAGCCGAAGAATTTGAAACGTATGACCACGCCACTACTTGTTGCGTTGGGTCTACTGCCGCGCTCATTTTACTGCTATATGCCGCGTCCATATCATCAAAGAAAAATCTGTTTACTTTTTCCGCGCCGATAGGCTGGCTTTTTGTGCCATCAAAAGCGTAAAAACCATCTTCTGATAAATAGAAAACCATCCGACCAATTTGCGCAACTGATCCGCTATATGCACAACCCCGCGCAGTTTCCACTCTGTCAATCTGATAAATTAAAGGCGAGCCGACATAACTTGCGACAGCAATTGCCCGCTCCATTAATATGACGGCTGTTTGCCCGCCAGCGAGGCCGGTAATCGCGCCAGCGTCAGGAATGTCTTGAAAGTCACTTTGATCTGTCCCAACAGTCCAGCTTGTTTCGTCATTTATGCCAGACCATTGCACCCGAAAGGGAATTTTGCCGGAACCCGTATCAACCGAAGCCGTCCAAACTTGGTCGCGCACGACCGTAATAAAATCGCATTTTGGGCAAGAGGCTGATAGGTCTGAAAAACTGGTATCTGTTCCAAGTTGCCATTTCTGCACATCTTCGGCGGTAGTGCCTGCGACCAAAACCTTGTCACCAAACTGCGTAAAGCGCCAACGCCCTGATGCACCAATGTTATAGTTTCCAGCTTTACTAGCATTTACCAACGCATTGCCAGAGCCGCCAAAAACATAAAGCTTTGCATCATCGCCAGCAAAAAGCTTGACATTGCCGGAGTTTTCCTTTGCCGCGAAAACGCCTGCAATAGTGTTTGTCGCTGCACCAGAAACCGCTTGAAAGGCTTTGACGCTTCTGTAGCCAGTTGCAGACGGATAACAGTTTAACGCGGTTGTCACGCCTTTGTTTAAATAATCTGGCTGGTCAGGTAGCCACTCGCCGAATTCAATCATTGTACGAACCAAGCCCCACTTGTGTCAGGTTGAACTGTCCAAGCTTCACCTAAAATTTGTGTGGATGCGTGAACTGATGCTGATGTTGTTATACCGGCTGAACCGACAAAAGATAGAACGCCTACGGGTTGACCAGTAGCCGAAGCCGCCGCCGTAACGCTGGCGCTAGCGTTAATCACAGTTAAAGGTGTCGGGTTGCCGGCTTCGGCAGTTGCTAATGCCGGTGGTTGTGTCGATGCTGAAACTGATATTGTATTAC